AGACGCACGCATGGACGAGCTGCTTCAGGCGCTTGGCACCTTGATCTTGGCGGATCCGACTTTGGCTGGACAGATCGACCATGCCGAAGTGATGCCGCCCAAATTTGAAGACGTCACCCCAGATGGGGCTGTGGGCATCAAGGCCTGCACGCTGGATGTGGTGATGCATTACGCGAGCAGCCATCCCTTGGCCTGATCGCAACACAAACCTTAACCACTTGGAGATTCACCATGGCTCGTGCTTATGGCGCGAACGCCAGCCTATTGGCTGCGTTTGAACCCACCTATGGAACTACACCGACTGGAGACTTTGGAAAAATTCCTTTTGTCTCCACCACCTTGGGCTCAGAACAGGGCTTGATTGCCAACGATCTGATTGGCCTGGGGCGAGACCCGAGTGCGCCCATCCGTGACGTGATCAAGGTCGAGGGTGACATCGTTATTCCCATCGATCTTCGCAATATCGGCATGTGGCTCAAAGCCCTGCTGGGAAGTCCTGTGAGCCTTGGAGATACCGCGCACACTCACACTTTTGTATCTGGCAACTCAGGGCTGCCGAGCCTCTCACTGGAGACGGGACTGCCGGACATTCCGGCGTACTTCCTGGCCTCTGGTGTGATGGCCAACTCGCTGCAAGTGAAATTTGCCCGCTCTGGTGCAGCGGACGCCACTTTGGGTTTGATTGCTCAAGGCGAAGTCAAGCGTACTGCCAGCGCAGACGCCACACCCACGACCTTGCCGATCACTCGCTTCAACCAGTTCCAGGGTTCGATCAAAAAGAATGGCCAAGCCTTGGGTAACGTGGTCGCAGCGCAGTTGACCTATTCAAACAATCTGGCACGCATTGAAACCATTCGCTCCGACGGAAAGATCGAAGGGGCTGACCCCACGGTGGCCAGTTTGACGGGCAACTTGGAGGTGCGTTTCGCGGACACGGAATTGATCGATGCCGCGACCAACAACACGCCGCTGGAGCTGACATTCAGCTATGTCATTGACGCCACCAAGAGCCTGACCTTCATCGCGCATGAGGTCTACCTACCCAAGCCCAAGCTCTCAATCTCTGGCCCCGGCGGCATCCAGGCCACCTTTGACTGGCAGGCGGCCAAGAACACCGCAGCCGGGCACATGCTGACCGTGCAACTCGTCAATGACGTGGTTGCGTACTGAATTTAAGAGGCAAACATGCTCAAACTCAATCTGAAACGTGAGCCGTATTGGCTCGACCTGGTCCAAGGCGTGCGCATCAAGGTCAAGCCTGCGACCACCGCACTGGTCATGGCGGCGCGCCATGCTGCAGCCCTCATCGATGGCAAAGACCATGCGGCAGCCGGAGAGCGAACCGCCACCCTGATTACCGAGCTGGCCAAGGCTGCCATCTTGGCTTGGGAGGGCGTGGGCGACGACAAAGGCAAAGCCGCAGCCGTGACGCCGGACGGCATCGCTGCGCTCATGGAGCTTTGGCCAGTGGCTGATGCCTTTGAGCGTGAATATCTGGCCGCGCTTTATCTCTTGGATGCCGAAAAAAAAGGCTGAAGGCCCGCACTGAGTGGCACCTCGGTGGCGGGGCTACGTACTGCGAGGCATGCGAGACGACTTGTCCTGAGTGTCCGTACCAGGTGAATTCACCTCAGACCGAAGAGGGCTGGCAGGCCCTCGCGGTACTGGATGTTTGTTCATCCCAAGTGCGAGCAGTTCAAGGCGCAGTACTGGGCATGGACTTCAATGCGTGGCTGTCTGCCAGCCAGGCACTGGATGCAGACCCCGCTGCCATGACCCATTTTTTTCCTGCCGTAGAGGCGGGCCTGACGCAAGCATTGAACAAACCATCTCCGGATATTCCACATGGCTGAACGCAACCTATCGATTCGACTCGCTGTCATTGATGGCGGAAAAGTCAAAGCCGAACTGGCAGACGTGGGTGAGGCCGGAGAGCGTTCTCTCAAGAAAATCGAGTCTGCATCGCAACCAGCATCGGCTGGTCTGAACCTGTTGTCCAAAGCGGCCAACGACGCTTTCGTGCGCATGGAGGACGCCACTTCCCGTCTCGGGATGCTGGGCAGCGTACTCGGTCGCCTTGGTCCCGCAGGATTAATCGTGGGTGCATCTGTTGCTGCGGTCGGTTACGGCATGCATCAACTGGTTGTTCCGGTCGCTGAAGTTGGCGAAGAGCTCAACAAGCTTTCCCAGAAAACCTCAGTCTCAGTCGAGGCCTTGTCGGCGTTGCTGTATGCCTCAGAGTTGTCGGATGTGAGCGCTGAGAGCCTGACCAAGGCGCTCAAATTCCTCTCGACTGCCATGTTCGACGCCAAAGTCAAGGGTGGAGAAGGCAGCGCGGCGCTCAAGGCATTCGGAGTCTCGGCGCTGGATGCACAAGGGCAGATTCGTCCGACGGAGCAGGTGCTGTTGGACCTGGCTGAGAAATTCGCGGCCATGCCTGACAGTGCAGAAAAGGCAGCCCTGGCTGTCAAGCTGTTCGGCAAGAACGGACTGGACATGATTCCCATGCTCAACCAAGGGCGCGATGGGCTGACTGAAATGATGGAAGAGGCCAAGCGCCTCGGTCTGGTCATGTCTGCTGATGCAGCACGCGCTGCAGAGGAGTTCAACGACAACATGAAGCGCTTGCACGCGGTCAACGAAGGCGTTCAGCGCCAAATCGGATCCGCGTTGCTGCCGATCCTGGCTGACCTGACGGAGCAGATGTTTCTGGCCAAAACCGAGGCCGGAGGATTCACGAGTGAGTTGCAAGCGATCACGCACAACCGTCAGCAAGTCCTGACCTTCCTTGAGGAGGTCGCGACTGGTCTTGGGTTCATCGCCGAGTCGGCTGTGCTTGCCAAGCGCGTGATCAGCCAACCGTTTGACAGTTTGTCTGTCGTCGCCAAGGACGTCGAGACTTGGATCAAGACAGATCTTCTTCGATCCATGAAGTCGATGGGTTATGACGAGGGACAAATCAACGCTGAAATAGCCAAACTGCAAGCAGCTCGCGATCGATTTGTGGAGGCCGCCAACGATCGATTGATGAATCTCAATGACAACCCTGGGTACGTCAACCGTATCGAAAAGTTCTTTGATGAACAGCGACGCACTGTTCGAGTCATGGGTCAGAGGTTTGTTCTGGATACTGCCGAGCAAGCCGCGCAGGTCCAGAAAATCTATGACGAATTCCTTCCCAAGATGCCTCGTAAGCGGCCAAGTGGTTTAGACCTAACAGGGTTTGAGAAGAACAACGAGGGCTTGCAGTTCTTGAAACAACTTGAGCAGCGTGCGACGCGAGTAACTCAAGGTGAAGGCGCTGAACTCAGAGCGCGAGCTTTGGAGCTGGAACGCAAGGGATATGCGGGGGTGGTCAAGGAGGCCGAAAAGTACATCGACATGATCGAGCGTATGGAGAAGCAAAAGGAGGCCGACAAGAAGTTCGAGGAGTACGAGAAGGAGCTACAAAAGGCCCATCAAATCACCGAGAACTACATTGGCAACAACCGCCTCAAGCAGGAAGAGTTGCAGCTCAAGCGTCAGCTTCTGGACGTTGGCGAGATCGAGCGGGCTGCCTTGCAGACTCGCTTCGAGATGGAAAAGGCCGCAGTCATGGCATTACGCCAGGCCGAGCAAATCAACGATCCCGGGCTCAAAGCCGAGGCCATCGCTGCGATCAACGATGCCTTGGCGCGGCAGTTGCCGATCGTCGAGCAGCTCGCTCGGGCCAACGTCGAATACCAGCGCAGCTTTGACTATGGCCTTCGGAGCTCTCTGCGCACCTACATTGAGGACGCGACCAATGCGGCCAAGCAGGCTGAACGTGCCGTGACCTCCGCCTTCAAAGGCATGGAGGACGCGATGGTCCAGTTTGTAACGACCGGCAAGGTGGACTTCAACAGCTTGGCCAACTCGATCATCGCGGACCTGGTACGCATCCAGATCCAAAAAATGATCACCTTGCCTCTGGCCGGTTGGATGAGTGGACTGAATTTGTTTGGTGGTTCCAGTGGCGGTAACGGAATTGGTGGGGCATTCCCTGCTGGTGCCACTGACCTGATGTCAGGCGGAACGATGGTGGCTCACACCGGTGGATTGATTGGCAGTGATGTACTGGCAACTCGATCAGTCGGACTGCATCACTTTGATGGAGCGCAGCGGTTTCATACCGGTGGAGTGGTGGCGGGCGAAGTACCCATCATTGCTCAGCCTGGCGAGGCGGTATTCACGCCTGGTCAGCTTCGATCGCTGGGAGGCGCACTGGCTAAAAACAATCCGTCACCAGTCAAGGTGCTGGTCAATGTCAACAACCACGCACCAGGGGTGGATGCCCGAGTTCAGACCAGCCAGCAGCCAGACGGCACCACCCGCCTGGATGTGATGGTTGAGCAGATCGAAGCACGCATGAGTCGATCTATCAATCAAGGTGTGGGTATAGCGCCCACTCTGGAACGACGTTATGGCCTCAATCCCGCAGTAGGAGCCTTGCGATGAGTGATGTGACCTTACCGGCGGGGATTCCCGTATGGCCGGACACCTTGCCGTTGCCTCGTATTGAGGGATATGGGCTGGCCCCTCAGTCAAACGCTATTCGTACCGACATTGATTCGGGTGCCGCTCGGATGCGTTTGCGATCTACCAGCACGCTGTATCGGGTTCGCTCGGAGTGGCGCTTCTCGCAAGAGGCGTTCGCTGTCTTTGATGCGTGGTGGATGCATGTGCTCAATCAAGGGGTGCTGTGGTTTGCGATGCCACTGACGGCTGGATTGGGTGTTCAGGCGGTTCAGGCGCGATTCATTGCGCCATGGGACACCGAGCTTCTGGCCGGAAACCGGTGGCAGGTGAAAGCGCAATTAGAGGTTCAGGACTTTCCTCGGCTGAGTCCTGACGAGGTTCAGGTGGCCGCAGTACTGGGGCCAGATGCCATCGCGTTGGGTGATCGGCTACATGCTTGGCTCAATCAAACCATCGTGGCATCGGACTACTGGTAGACATAGACACTAAGGAAATCAATCATGACCCTCAAGACCCGGCTCGATCAAGCTGTGGGAACGATCGAGGGGGATGCAGGCTTGCTCCATCAGATCGTCCACGGGGATGATCAGACAACCGTCACCACGCAAGGCGGTCAGGTCAAAAGTGTGGCCAACGTCATTCATGGAGTGCAGACCCAGCTTGACGCTTCCCGGCAAGATCTGACCAATCAGGTCGCCACTGCAACTCAGCAGGCCACCAGTGCGGCGCAATCGGCCAGCAATGCAGCAAGCGCTGCGGCGACGGCCAGCACCAAAGCAACGGCAGCCAGCGACTCCGCGACCGGCGCGGCCAACTCCGCAACTGCGGCAGCCACGTCGGCGACGACAGCCAGCACCAAGGCCAGTGATGCCAGTAGCAGTAAGACGGCAGCAGCAGCGTCTGCCACCAACGCTGCGACGAGCGCCACCAATGCGGCTGGTTCAGCGACTTCTGCAGCAACCTCAGCGAGCACCGCCTCACAAAAGGCAAGCGATGCAGCCGCAAGTGCCAGCTCCGCTTCTACCTCTGCAACCACGGCCACCAATAAAGCAGCGGACGCGCAAACCGCGCTGACCTCTGCGCAGGCGCAAGCCAGCTTGGCATCCGATTGGGCGCAAAAGACAGCGACTACGGTTGATGGTGCTGGATATTCAGCGAAGTATTGGGCAGGTCAGGCGGCGAACTCTGCAGCCGTGGTCACCACCAATACGGTGATCCCGGCAGATGTGTTCACTGGTGATGGCGTCAAGACAGATTTCACACTCTCTCATCCGGTGGCGTACCCCGGTGCGTTGATGGTGACTGTGGCCGGTGTCCCTCAGGGCCCGATCGATGCGTATTCAGTTCAGGGCACAACTACCCTGCGCTTTGTCGCGGCTCCTACCAACGGCGTGGCGATTAGCGTCCGCTATCTGGACAAAGAGTCACAGTCTGGTGCGGCTGCAGCTCAAGAATGGGCCACCAAGACAAGTGGTGTGGTCTCGGGATCGACAGAGTATTCGGCGAAATACCATGCGCAGGCTTCTGCAGCGAGTGCCACGTCTGCTGCAGGTTCTGCATCAGCTGCATCGGGGAGCGCCACTGCGGCAGCTGGTTCAGCGACCATAGCTACGACCAAAGCGACTGACGCTGCGACCTCGGCAACCAACGCTGCATCTTCTGCAACGACTGCCAGTACCAAAGCCACCGATGCCAGTGCATCGGCCACCAGTGCGGCAACCAGTGCAAGCGGGGCTTCAACATCTGCCACTACGGCATCCGGTAAAGCCACGGATGCAGGCAACAGCGCATCAGCGGCAGCAGGCTCTGCAACAAGCGCAGCCAGCAGTGCCTCTGTGGCTCAGGATTGGGCAACCAAGACGTCGGCTCCAGTCAGTGGCAGCGAATACTCGGCGAAATACTACGCGCAGTCGATTTCTGCTTCGGCAGCTGCGGCCTCTCAGAAGGCGACGGACGCTGCAACGAGTGCAACGGCGGCAGGGGCTTCAGCCACTACGGCTGCGAGCAAGTCGTCAGATGCAGCTTCGTCAGCTACCAACGCAGCATCGTCCGCAAGTACAGCAGCCACACAAGCCGCAGCGGCAGCAAGTTCGGCTTCAAACGCGGCATCGTCTGCCATGGCAGCGGCAGGTTCTGCAACAACGGCCAGTACCAAGGCTTCGGATGCAGGCAACAGTGCCAGCGCTGCAGCCACCTCGGCCAGCAATGCCAGCATCAGTGCTGCCAGCGCATCGAGCTCAGCCAGTGCTGCATCTGCATCGGCAACGACCGCCAGTGCCAAAGCCACAGAGGCTTCGACCAGCGCTTCGGCGGCGGCCAATTCGGCCACTGCTGCCTCTGGCAGTGCGTCCAGCGCAGCTAATTCTCTGACTGCGTCTCAAACCCAGGCAACCTTGGCTGCGGATTGGGCGCAAAAGACCACTGGAACGGTTGACGGAAGTGGTTACTCGGCCAAGTACTGGGCAGGACAGGCCGCAGGATCTGCAGCAGCGGTGACTGCCAATACGGTCATTCCAGCCGATGTGTTCACGGGCGATGGCGTCAAAACTGATTTCACAATCAGTCGACCTGTCGGATATCCGGGTGCACTCATGGTGACGGTGGCTGGGGTGCCACAAGCCCCCCTAGACGCGTACATCACACCCGCTACCACGACATTGCGTTTCACCTCAGCCCCAGCCAACGGGGTGGTGATCAGCGTGCGTTACCTGGACAAGGAGGCGCAGTCTGGCGCAGCCGCCGCCGAAGAGTGGGCGAACAAAACGTCGGGGCCTGTGTCTGGAGCGACAGAGTATTCGGCCAAGTACTACGCGCAGTCCATTGCCGCCAATGCGGCGACGGCCAGTCAGCAAGCAACTAGTGCAGCCAACTCGGCAACGGCTTCGGCTGGTAGTGCTACCGCCTCAGCGAACTCTGCGACGGCTTCAGCGGCCTCGGCTACTCAGGCCCAGAGCTACATGAGCCAAGCGCAGGGATATGCCGCTGCGGCAGGCGGATCCAACGTCGCTCCGCAGGTCTTTACAGGCAACGGTTCGTCTACGGATTTCAGTCTGAGCACAGCCGCATCCAGCGTCCACAAATTGATCGTGACGGTCAATTACGTGGTTCAGGACTCACTGGATGCCTACGTCCTCGTCAATTCCGGGGCTACTTTGCGATTCACATCGGCACCAGCCGCCAGCGCGCGGATTGTGGTGCGTTACATCTAACTAGGAGAAATCATGGCGATTACACGCATCCCCAAAGCGGGGTTGGATGATGCCTTGCAGACTGAGATCAATGGCAAGTTGGACAAGGCTGGTGGGACCATGACGGGAAACCTCACCATGTCCAACGGAGCGCTCTTCAAAAGCAGTGTGACGAGTGACGATGCTCGCAACACGGGCTACAAGATGGGAGATGGCCAAGACATCGGTGAGATGGGGCGTTCAAGTCAGTACTACGACGATCGGGCCAGCAACTGCAATGGCTATCTTCCCAATGGCAATTGCGCAAGCAACGCCAACTGGGTTCCTCCAAATGTGAACTGGTGGACATGGGGCCTTGGCTTCAACTACTGCGCTAACAGCGGGCAGTACGACGGCGTCGGTGGAACAAGCTATGCCAATTACGCTGTTCCTTCCGTGGGATTGAACTACGACGGTTACTACCTGGCGCAAGATGAAATCGGTGGCGCTGAGTACCACCGCTGGTATCGAGCCTGCAATTGCAACTGCAACTGCGGCAGCTATTCGAACTGCAACTGTGGCTCCACCGCTTTCAACTGCCGCACCAATTGCAATTGCAACTGCAATTGCAACTGCAGCACCGACTGCTGAGGAGTTGAGAGATGACGAATTCAACTACTGTGGGCGGTCGCCTGTTCAATATTCCTTCCCCCGCCGAATCGTTTGGGGCGTTTCCAGTGAGCTACCGCGTTGAGCGGGATGAGCAAGCTCAGACGATTACGGTGACTCCTTGGCGAATCAACCCAGAGACAAATGAAAAGGAATATGGCTCACGCCCCTTCGTGTTCGATCCAGCAGCCATCAAGCAGCATATCGATCTGGGCAAGCATTGGGGAATCCATACCAATTGGGCATTGGAGGCCCGCTTTGGCTGGGAAGACCTGGGGCATATGCATTCGGTGTTCCCGCAGACGAATCTGCACAAAAACCCATTCCTACTGGGGCGTCCGTTGCATCCGCGTACGGTGCTATTTTTCGTTCCCTTTGAAGACAGCCCAATCGAAGAAGTGGCGGTCCTTGTGTACGCACCGCAATCAATGCCACCGGAGGGATTTGAGGAGTTTCTCGAAGTGCGATCCAGGGTGTCGCTCTACAACGCTGTACTGCCTTCTCTGGAGTTGGATGTGCCGAATGCTTGTACTGCAGGCGAAGCCGTTACATGCACAGTGCGGTTGATTCAACCCGTCTATGAAACCAATGACATGCCTGCGATTGAAACGCGCAGTGGTGTTCTGTATCTGGAGTGTGAGGCAGGTTTTCTGCCTAAGACCAAGGTGCCGATTGTTGGCGGTATCGCAAACTTCAAATGGATTGCTTTGGGACTGGAGCCGCAGGATCAGGGCCTTATTAAGGTTGGGTTCAAATATTTCAGCCATAAGGTCGGTGCTACTGTGGAGGTGGTGTGATGTGGGCGGTGCATGCGGACAGCATCCCGAACCACATGACGGTTGCGGCGTACCTGCGGAAAGCGACAGATTTTGAGAAAGCCATCGAGGCTGTTTCGAATCCGGAGCTTGAGCGTCTCGTGGCGATCAGGGACGTGCCTGGTGTGCAGGTGCCATCCAATCTAGAGCACGCATTTGCAGAGGCATTTGATCGCTTCGAATCGTTGATCTGGGAATCCCAAATCAGTGCAGCCAGTCCGGGACGTTTTCGCAACTTGTCGTTGGCTCATACGGGGCATCCAGTTAAGGCTATGGATCCCTACCTGGACAAGGATCCATGTCGGTACAGCGGTGCCGACCATTTGGCGTTTGTGCATCGCTCGGAGGTCGGGCGATCCCAGTTCATTGGGACGATGCTCGATCAGTTCAAGCTGACCGTTGGGTCGGGTCGGCTGACAGTGCTTGTGCCACCCAATCGTCGCGACAAGCCTCTGGTGTATCCGCACCGAGACACCTCGATCTTTGAAGAACTCAGAATGGACATTTGCCTTGCTGTGTCGCCGGGCGTGGTCCTGTCGATTGATGGGCAGGATGACCTGTGTTTTAACCCGGGTGAGTGCCTTTGGATGAACTGCTCTGGTTACGAACATACCTTGGTCAATCGGAATTCCTGTTTGGGCGGTCGTTGCAGTGTGCATTTCAGCGTCTGGCCATGGATCGAGTTTGACCATCTAACCAGGACGTATCGACCGAACCGCTTCTACGGTTGCAAACACCCAATCCAGATGATTCTTGATGGAGATTTGACTCAATGATGGCAAGTAATTCATATCAGCTTCTTAGCCTCTGGCCCAGTCATGTGCTGGTTGACCAACTCTCAGAGTTGGAGGATGTACGGGAGACCTTGGCACAGGAGGCTGAATTTTTCTACGAGCGTCACACACGAACCTCAGCCAAGATGGCCCATCGAGCCGACACCGTCTCAATGATGCGCGACCAACCCAGTCAAGCACTGTTGCGCTTGCTTGAAGCAGTCGAACAGCGAGTCGCCACCTATGTTCGTCAAGCGTATCCATCACTCGATCCTTCTGAGTTGGCCATCACCTACAACACCTTCGTGAATCGTCAGCGGGGACTTGGCAAATGGGCCATTCCCCACAGGCATGTTGGAAATCAGTTGGTGGTCACCTATTACCCCCGAGTACATCTTGGATCAGGTGAAGGGCGAGATGCCGTTGGCCTGCCCGGTGCATTGTGTTTCCACGATCCCAGGCCGGTGCAAGCAAACTGGATGCTCCGACATGAAAACAAGCTCTTCGCACAAACGCCCCGCCAAGGGGCGTTATTCATTTTCCCGGGCTATCTGGAGCACTCCACGTTTCCATTGTTCGATCCCGAGAGCGACAAGGTCGCCATCGTCACCAATGTGCGCTTCACGCACCGAGATGATCGAGGTGGTGATCTGACCTGGTCTGCCGAGCAAATCCGTGCTCACGCCAAAGCCCAATCCCCAAACAACCCAATGGAGTCCATTCAATGAGCCTCGATCTTTCAGTCCGTCAAGGCTACGCCGTCGAAGTGGTCCAGGTCGATGAATCGAATCTGGTGATGACCGTTTTGGTCGTCAATCCGGACGGCAAAGTTTCTGGCCGTCACATCTTCAATCTCAAGACGCTGCCCAGTGCCGATTTGGCCAAGGTGTGTCGCGAGGCCTATCCCATCGCGTTCGAGGAACTCAACCCATGAAGTTCACCTTCACTCTCAACGGCCAGAACGGCTTTGTGCGACAAGCGCTCTATGACCCGGCGGACTCAAGTCTTGTCTGGGCTGACAACGATGAGCCTTTGCCACTACCTCAGGTATTCCCAAGGCAGGCGGATATGGGGTGGCCACCGTTCTGGCATCTGCATCACCCTAGCAATCCAGCTGGGAAGTCCAAGGCCATCAAACACCTTAAGTTGCAATTGGGACTCAAATGCAACTATGCCTGTCAGTATTGCTCTCAAGCGCATCAGCCCCATGACATCGATGGACACCCAGACGACGTCGCCCCATTCATGCAACAGCTCGAAGGCTGGTTTGCAGGTGGCGACGATGGTCGGGGCGCTGGCGTCAAGATTGAATTTTGGGGTGGTGAACCCTTTGTCTATTGGAAGCTTCTCAAACCTCTGGGTGAGGCTGTCAAGGTTTGCTACCCGAATGCGCAGTTGTCCATCGTCACTAATGGCTCCCTCTTCGATGACGAAAAGCTCGCTTGGGTCGAGGCGCTCGATGTTGGTATCGGTTTGTCGCATGACGGTCCTGCACAGTCTTACCGTGGCCCTGACCCACTGAACGATCCCGACAGTCTGGCCCAGATCAAACGCTGGGTAACTCGGCGCATGTCAATCGATCGCATGAGCTTCAATACGGTCTTGCATCGCCACAACCAATCGCTCAAGGCGGTACGTCTGTACTTTGCTGAAAAGTTGGATTTACCCGTCCAGGCCGTGGTGCTTGCCACTGAGGAGGTGATGCTTCCCTACGACCAGAGCGGTCTGTCTTTGGCTCTCCATGGAAATGATCACAACCGCTATTTGCACCAAATGTTCTGGGAGCTGGTCACTGGTTCAGGGATGGCAGTTGGAACCATGCGCGATAAAGTGGATGAGTTCTTGCGCTCACAGGCGCAGTCACGCCCACTAGCGTCTTTAGGTCAAAAGTGCGGTATGGATCGGGACGATTCGATTGCGGTGGACATGAAAGGCAATGTGATGACTTGCCAGAACATGAGTGCATCCACGAATCACAAAATTGGTCATGTCGATCAGTTTGAAAGCATCAGCCTCAATACGGCATACCACTTCAGCACCCGAAGCGAATGCCCCCGTTGCCCGGTGGCTCAGCTTTGTAAAGGCGCATGTCTTTTTCTCGAGGATGGTTGCTGGGAGGCCGCGTGCGATAACTCTTTTAGTCACAACCTGGCGGTGCTTGCTGCAGCGCTTTACTACCAGACACAAGGCTTGATTCTTACCCGTATTGAGGGTGACGCCATTCGACGTGATGCTGTCAAAGACGTGGATGTCATTCATCTCGGCTTTGTGGAGAGCAATGGTGACATGAGTACGATTTCGCCGCTGGAGCGAGCCATCAAACCATTTCCTGTACGGGTGACACATGCCTGATGCCGCACTTTCTGAGGCGCTACGGGAAGCCTATGCGAGCGCCCCCTGTGATGTGGTGATCCTGCATACCCTAGAGATCCGACATCCGGACTTTAAAGATGATGCAGGCAACTCGACGGCGATCCGGGTGGTGCGTGATCAGCAAGACTTGCTTGCAAGGCTTGAGGCGTCAGCGCCAATCAACGCGGGCCAGCAGGTTCAGTTTGTGGCCATGGGATTTGAGTTGGATCTGCCGCCGGTAGATATCGCTCCTATTCCAGAAATTGCGATCACTCTAGACAACGTCACCCGGGAGATCGTGAAGCACTTGGACGAGGCATCGGTTTCGGAATCACCCATTGAAGTGACTTACCGTCCGTACCTTTCCAACGATTTGAGTGGCCCACAGATGGATCCGCCCATCACGTTGGTGATCACCGAGGTGGAGGCCGACGTGCAGCGGGTCACGGCCAAGGCACGCATGGCTGACATCGGCAACAAGACTTTTCCGTCACGCTTGTACACCGCAACCGAGTTTCCTGGATTAGCACGATGACAGAAGAAGACTCGCCCAGTTGGGTGATCCAGTACATCGGTCGTCCGTGGATTGCAGGTGAGAGAGGCCCCGAGTCATTTGACTGCTGGGGCCTTTTTCTATGGGTCCAGAAAGCGCACTTCAGTCGTGACTTGCCGGTGATCCCGGTGGATGCACTGAATCTGCGGACGGTCCTTCATACGTTCAAAAATCACCCGGAGAGGCAACGTTGGGAGGCGGTCGATGTGCCTCAGCAGGGTGATGCGGTTTTGATGCGTCAGTCGCGACACCCCGTGCATGTGGGCGTGTGGGTCGATGCCGACGGTGGCGGTGTATTGCACTGTGCCCAGCAAGCTGGGGTGGTGTTTCAGCAACTGATTTCTCTTGCCAGCCACGGCTGGCAGGTGGAGGGGTATTACCGATGGAAGGAGTCGCCATGACAAGCGCTTGCATGTCAGGCCTACCCAGCCCTGGCCTGGTCATTTGGATGCGAAATCCGTTCGAGCCCAGTGATCGGCAGGTGAGCCATGTGTTTGGATCGCCCACGATCGCACAGTGGATGAGTCGTGATGGCATTGAATTCGATCAACCCACGTTGATTCTGAAAAACGGCCAGCCGGTACTGATGGCGCATAGGGCGGTGACGCCGATCGATGCAGGAGACGTTGTGGCCTTGGTCACTCTGCCGCAAGGCGGTGGAGGTGGCGGTAAGAACCCGCTCAGAACCGTGCTCATGATTGCCGTGTTGGTCGTCGCAAATGCGTATGGCGGCGCTCTGGCTGCCTCAATGGGGTATTCAGGCACGCTGGCCACGGCGGTGGCGTCAACTGCGATTGCAGTCACGGGCTCTGTGCTCGTCAATGCGCTGGTGCCATTGCCAAATCAGGCCTTGCCCTCGGCATCAGCGAACACCACATCCCCCAGCCCGACGTACTCCTTACAAGCGCGGGGTAACTATGGACGCCTGGCGCAACCCGTGCCTGTGATCTATGGCCGCCATCTGGTGTACCCAGATCTGGCCACCATGCCCTATACAGAGTACGAGAACAACGAGGAGTATCTCCATCAACTGCACGTCATAGGTGTTGGGCAATTCCAGTTTGAGGAGCTGTCCATTGACGATAGCCCGATCAGCTCGTTTGCCGAGGTACAGGCGCAAGTGATCGAGCCAGGCGGCCAGAACACATTGTTCAATCCTGACGTGCTTTCGGCCCCTGAAGTCTCTGGACAGGAATTGATTGCTGTGAGCGACAGCGGAGCCATCGTTGGCCCCTTTGCCCTAAATCCGGTTGGCACACAGATCAATCAGGTCGGTGTCGATGTGGTGATGTTGCGAGGCCTCTACTACGCCAATGACAGTGGTGCATTGGAAAGCCGATCAGTGCAATGGCGGGTTGAGGTGCGAAGCATCAACGATGACGGGGATGCAATTTCTGGATGGCTCCATTTAGCAGATGAGACCTACTCGGCTGCAACCAATACCGCGCAGCGCCTATCGTTCAAGTATTCGGTGACACCTGGGCGTTATGAGATCCGCTTGCAGCGCCTTGATGCACGAGACACCAGCAATCGGGTTGGTCATGAGTTGCGCTGGGGGCAAGCCAAGGGCTATTTGGCGGGATCAAATTTGCCCACTGATCTGACCTACCTAGCGCTTAGGATGCGCGCCACCGACAACTTGTCCCAGCGTTCCTCACGGTTGGTCAACTGCCTGGTGACGCGCAAGCTCTCAAGTTGGAGTTCAAGCTCTGGGTGGTCTGCACCGCAACCCACCCGCTCGATTGCGTGGGCCTTCGCTGATGCCGTCAAATCCAGCTACGGCGCAGGTCTGCCTGACCGGCAATTGGACCTGTCAGCCTTGGCGCGGTTGGATGCGGTGTGGTCGGCTCGAGGGGATACCTTCAATGCAGTGTTTGATCAGAATCAGACGGTGTGGGACGCCTTGGGGCAGATTGCCCGGACTGGGCGTGCCGTGCCGTTTTTGCAAGGCGGGATTGTTCGCATCGTTCGCGATGAACCCAAGTCCATCCCGGTGGCGCTCTTTTCTGCACGAAATATCGTGCGCAACAGCTTGAAGATTCAGTACCTGATGGCAGGCGATGCGACAGCGGATGCGGTCACGATCGAATACGTCAACCCCAAGAGCTGGAAGCCTGACGAGTTCACAGTGGCGTTGCCTGGATCCCAAGCTGTCAAGCCTGCTCGCGTGAGATTGTTTGGCTGTACCGATAGAGCTCAGGGCGTTCGAGAGGGTAAATACATCGCGGCGGCTAATCGATATCGCCGACGAATCGTGACCTTCCGCACGGAGCTGGAAGGTTTGATTCCAACCTATGGTGATTTGATCGCGATCAGTCACGACATTCCTCGTTGGGGCTTGAGTGGAGAGGTCTTGAGCTGGGACAGTCAGACGAGATCTGTGCGGTGTTCTGAGCCGCTGAGTTGGCAGTTAGGTGCTGTTCACTACCTCGTTCTGCGAAAGCCGGATGGCTCGGTCTCCGATGCCATTGAGGTCACGCAGGGTTCAACTGCTTCCCATGTCATCCTGAAAACGCTGCCCGGTTTTGAGCCGCAGGTCAGCGCTGACCGTGAGCGAACGCATTTTGCTTTTGGTGTTGGGCAGTCTTGGTCCCAGCTGGCGCGCGTCATGAGCGTCAAGCCCAGGGCTGAGCAGGTCGAACTGACATGCGTTGCCGAGAACGCGTTGGTGCATACCGCCGATCAATCCTGATCTGAACCTGATTTTTGTAACCACCCGCCGAGGAGCAATCCCGGCGGGTTTCTTTTTGGAGAAATGAATGCCAGAACCGACAAGTAGTGGAGTCGCAGGAGCTGCAGTGGCATACAAGGCGTTTGGCGGCACGGCGGCAGCAGTTGCCAGCGGAGCCACCCTGGCCGCCGTTGTAGTGATGTTGATGACTCCGCCGCGAAACAAACGTGAATGGGCCGTCGGCTTGATCAGTACGGTGGTATCGAGCATTGGTGGTGGCGCGTTCACCGTTGAGCATTTCGGCCTGCATCACTGGGCGTTCTCATTTATGGGGCTATGTGCTCTGGGTGGGTTGATCTTTGCGTGCGGTTTGCCGGGATGGGCGATGGTTCGTTGGACCTTTGCTTTCATCGACAAGCGACGAGACGATTCGATCGATGAGGTGGCCAAAGACGTGAGGGAGCTGCTATGAAGCCGATTGAATTCATCGCATTGATCGGCTCCTCTGCGCAGGCAACGGCCAAGCGCTCGGGCGTATTCGCCAGCATCACGATTGCGCAGGCAGCGTTGGAGTCCGGTTGGGGTGAGTCTGGTCTGGCCAAGGTGGGGAAGAACCTCTTTGGCATCAAGGCCGACAGCCGCTGGAGGGGGGAGACCTTGATCCTTCAGACCAAGGAATTCATCCGTGGCCAGTGGGTTGTGGTGCCTGCCAAGTGGCGTAAGTACGCCAGCTGGCAAGAGAGCATTGATGACCACGCAGCCTTCCTAAAGCAAAACCCGCGCTATCAACCATGCTTCCAATGTCTGACGGCTGAGGCATTTGCACAAGCGCTGGCCAAGGCTGGGTATGCCACTGATCCGGGCTACGCCAGTAAGGTGATTGGCCTCATGAATCAGCACAAGCTGCAAGCGCTGGATGGAGGTGCTTCATGAACTGGCTCACCAAATTCATCTTCGCCAATTGGAATTACCTGATGGGCGGACTTGTACTTCTGATGGTTTTCATCTGCGGAGTCCAGATCGGTGAGTCCCGGATTAATCGGGAATGGAACGCCGAGAAGCTGCGAGTGGCGCTGGTCGTTGCCAAGCAAGAGCAGCGTGCCGCAGACATTCGTCAATCACAAACTCAAATAAATCAGGAGATTTCTAATGACTATGCGAAGAACTCCAAGGTGCTGGCTGGTCGTCAGTCTGCTTCTCGTCCTATCGGGATGTGCGACTGCACCACAACCAGTGGTAGCAGTGTGCCCGCCGTTCCCGATGCTGCCCAAGGAGCTGCAGTTACCGCCACCGACGCTCTATTTGCTTCCGATGGAGATGCGAAAGGAATGAGTTGCGAGCAGCTTGAAATAGATGCGGCACAGACCACTCTCATGCTGCTTGAAGTGCAGCGGTGGTATCAGAAACAATCAGCTCTTCACCCGTAAAAAAGCCCGGCTTGTCATTTGACAGGTCGGGCCTTTTTTCGTTTGTTCTGGCGTTTATTTGCCCTCAGAATTTCCATTGTCCTTTTCGTCGAGAGTGTCGAGGAAGCTCTTGAGCTTGCCTCGTCTATCGCTGCGGGGAAGTCCCAATGTGACACGTTCCAATCGGAAGTTGGGGTCCCTGCGATTTACCTCTGCCCTCTCTCTGGATAGTTGGAGGCGTGTCGGTAGGTCTGGATTCGAGAAAAAAGCAATGCACTCACCTCTAAGCGCAAATCCATCTAATTCCTCTTGTGTGACGCAGAGGTAGACGTTCTTGTCGCAGGCGGAGCAATGCTTGATTCCTGCAGTATTTGTCTCGGAGAGTTCAAACCAATCTTTGGGACATTCGAATTCCATTTCGCAATTCAGGAATTTATGTGTTGCTGCGCTTGAATCTGACGCAGACATATTAGAGGTTCTTTCTAGATTTGTTAGAGACGTTGCCACTTCCGCGTTGCATGACGATGCTACCTGTGTAAACGGCGTCAGATTCAAAATATCGAGTTTGAGTTACGCTGACAGAATCACCATTGCCGATTGCAAGAAAGTAGTTGCCAGGACAGAGGTTGCCGAAATTGACCGCACCTCCGTTGCTCCTTCTAGATTGAACAACTCGGGAGTTGCCTGGGCTACCAGATCGAAGCTCCACTAGAACGCCTTCGCCAAACGTCTGAAGAGTGATGTTGTACTCAGTGTTGCATGCCAATGCACTCCCAGCTACTCCAAGTAGCAGGAGCGTGGAAATCAGGTGCTTAATCATGGTCGTCCTCCAGGTTGCCGTCAAAATGTTTAGCCTTGATGGATTGCAAGAAACTAATCAGATCCTCCAAGTCTGCGGCGGCAAACATTCCGGCTTGCGAGAGCTCGATTGCAGACTCACCAATGTTGAGCATGTTCTCTTGCAAGATTTTCACAGCATGCTCTTCAACAATGTCGCGTCCATCCAGCTTCATCGATGAAATCCACTCGCCACGCATATATGCCGAGTGGTTGATGTTCTCGATCAAATCTTCTACTGTGTTTAGATCATCACGGTACTCGCCGGGCTTGTTTTCAAATGTTGAAACTTCACCGTCATCCAGTCCGCCAGCTTTCTCAGAGCGCCGAGTGCCGTTGATCGTGAGCACCATCGTGTGATTGATCATTTCGACTCCTCTGTTGCGGCGTCTTTGATTTCGTAGATGTCCTCAAACCATTCCGTGGGCTTCCAGTAGTCCCTGTCGGTCGGCTTGCTTCCGATCTTGTTCCACACAGTTGTCCGGACGTACTTTCCTTTCAGGGCAGTCGCTTTGGCGAGTGTTCTGGGAATGTCCCACTTCTTGAGTAGCTTGAGTCCGTTGCTGAGTCTGATTTCCGTGTACTGCGTCGGACCCTTTTGGCGTTGAATCGTGACAATTTCCGCGTGTTCAAGAATCGCCCTGTCGGTTACATCAATGACCTGGTTTTCATAGTTGATCTTGGACATTTCTTGATCTTGAACAGCCTCTTTCGCTTCGAGTTCAGAGATACGTGCCAGAAGTGCTTTATGAGTTTCGTTGGCTTCTTCAAGTGCTGAGACTAGACCCTCGACCTGGCCCTTGTTCAGAAGGTCGGATACACGCCGTAGGCGGGGCTGACGATGCCCACGTGCCTGCTGGCACCAAGGGCCGCCATCCACGCCCACAGCGTGTTGATGACGATGTCGCCGGGGCGGCACAGCTTGGAGCCAACATAGCTCGCTGCCTTGAACATCGTGACATTCTTCTGGCTGCGAGGAGTAACGCCGGTCAGGTGAGACACTGACAGCAGTTCTTCCTGTCCGGTCTTCGAACGCTCATCCACCTCACGAAAAAAGGTCTTAGCGCGTTGCTCGTTCCAGTGTTCCGGCACTGCTGGCAACCAGCGCATCTTCGGCTGCCGGTAGTTCGGGTAAGCACTTGCCACCGTCATTACGCGCCTCCCACAATTTTGTGAAGCAACCCTTCGCTTTGCTGCTCCAGCGCGAGGATGTCCGCGCGGATCTCAGACAGTGTTCGTAGCGGTGCGGGCTTGTAGAAGTAGCGTGCGAACGAAATCTCATAGCCGATTTGGGTCTTGTCCTTGGCGATCCAAGCGTCCGAGGCGTGCGGCAATACTTCGCGGGCAAAGAAGGCGTCGATTCCACCCGATTCTTTCAACGGCACCTGCTCGGTATCGCGCAGCTCACTGTCGGGCTCGTACTCAACGATGAAACGATCCTTGCCCAAAGTTTCCAGGTGAGCGCCATCGAAGCTGGACTCAAAGTTTTCGCCCACCTTAAGCTTACTGCGCTTAGCTATTACGGGGGGAGCAGCTTCATGTCGCCAGCTGACCGCCTTGTAAATGGCCTTCTTCTCAGGAGTTCCGAGCTTGTCGCCCTGGGCCTTCAGGGCGGCATCGAAGCGGGCGCGGAACTCATTGTGATCGTCGAAAACGGCGCTGCCAAGTGCCTGTTGCACCCGTCTCGCTGTCTCCATTAGACCCTTGTCTCGAAGCCATGTCGATGCGTCGAGCAACTTCTTGCGGCGCTTGGCGGGCACGGCCTTGCGCGCGGCGGGTGCCTCGCTGTCATCCCCGCTGTCGCTGTCTTCGCTGTCATCATCTTCGTTTTCTTCCTCGCCTTTCAGCCATGCTTCGATAGCCGGTTTGCGCTTGGCGAACTCGGTATAAAGTGATTCGCCGTGAGTGGCGTATATTTCGGCGCGCAGTGCCTCTTCACCAGTGGAAAAACGCAGTGGCTCGATGCGTTCGTCGGAGAGCTGGCTTTTAAGGCGCAGCGGGCGCTCGACGGTGATTTTCCAGTAGCCGAAGTCTTGTGTGTCGAACCATTTGGACTGGGCGGTTTCCTGTGCCTCGCCAAGATAGAGGCCCATGATTCGCTGGATGTCTTCTTCTGAAAGTTCGCAGTTCTTCTTTCCGAGATTGCGGCGCAGCGGTTCGTACCACTGCGATGCGTCGATCAACTGCACTTTGCCTTTGCGGTGTGCGGCCTTCTTGTTGGCCAGTACCCAGATGTAGGTGGCGATACCAGTGTTGTAGAAGATGTTGAGTGGCAGGGCGATGATGGCTTCGAGCCAGTCGTTTTCAAGCACCCAGCGCCGGATGTTGCTCTCGCCCTGGCCTGCGTCGCCGGTGAAAAGTGCCGAGCCGTTATGCACTAGTGCAATGCGGCTGCCCAGGGGAGTGCTGTGCTTCATCTTTTGCAGCTTGTTCACTAGGAACATGAGCTGTCCGTCGCTTGAACGGGTGATGAGTTTGAACTCGGCGTTGCCCGAATGGCTGACGATGAAGCGAGGGTCGTTGAATTCCTTTTTTCCGCCCATGCGCTCCAGATCTGTCTTCCAACTCTTGCCGTATGGCGGGTTGGAGATCATGAAATCGAATTCACGACTTCGGAACTGGTCGGCGGACAGGGTAGATTTGTCCGCTCCGCCGAGGATGTTCTCTGCCTCAGCCCCTTCGCCTTTCAGTAGAAGGTCAGCTTTGCAAATGGCGTATGTTTCGTCGCTGATTTCCTGCCCGAACAGGTGGATCGACACTTCTTTGCCGTGTTGTTCCGCAAGTTCGTGCAGTGAGTCCTCGGCTACTGTGAGCATGCCGCCGGTGCCGCAAGAACCGTCGTACAGCGAATAAGTACTGGACTCGATTCGTTCGGCCACTGGCAGGAACAGCAGCTTGGCCATGAGCTGCACCACGTCGCGCGGGGTGAAGTGCTCGCCAGCCTCTTCGTTGTTTTCTTCGTTGAAGCGGCGAATCAGCTCCTCGAACACTGTGCCCATGCCGTGGTTGTCCAGCGCGGGGAGCTTGATGCGGCCATCAGCGTCCTTTACCGGCATCGGCGCAAGATTAACTTCAGGGTCGAGAAAATCGTCGACCAAATAGCCAAGCACATGGGAGTCCACTAACTTCTGGATCTGGTTGTGGAAATTGAACTTGGTGAGAATTTCCTGTACGTTCGGCGAGAAGCCATCTAGATACGCAATGAAGTCATCGCGCAGGCGCTGCCCTGCCGCGCTGGACTTCAGCTTGGCCAGGGTGAATTCCGAGACGTTGTAGAACGCCTGTCCTGCTGCCATGCGAAGAGCCCCATCCTGCTCGGCAACTTTGTGGGTGTCTAGGAAATTCTTGCGTTCTAGCACCGCTTCCTTGGTTTCTTCAAGTACGGCGTCAAGTCGCCGCAGTACGGTGAATGGCAGGATCACGTCGCGGTATTTGCCGCGTACGTATACGTCGCGGAGACGGTTGTCAGCAATATTCCAGATGAAGTCTGAAATCCATTTGATCTGGCTTTGATCTTGAGTTTGGCGCTTTGTATTCATTATTCTGTTCTTTTGATTTCTACGACTTGGAATGTCTTGGATACGCTACCAGCTAGGTGTAGTGCAACTTCATCCCCGACAACGGCCCCAAGTAGAGCTTGAGCTAGAGGGCGACTTTCGTTGACGATTCCGTTTGCGAAGTCGTCTTTGCCGTAGGTAATTTGGACTGTCAGGACATCGTTCGGATTAGCTAAGTCAACATAGCGAACAACGTCACCTACCTCCCCCGACAACAGGGCGCACGCTTTACGACAAGTTGATGCGGTGTCTGGGCGAGATTGCCCATACGCACGATACCGACTGAAGTACCCGCCACCAACTTCGGCGACTAGGATGGCCATAATGAGCCAAATCC